ACCGTGGCTCCGTCGAACAGGCCTGTTCGCACCGCGTCGGCAAACGGAAAGGTGCCGACCAGGTCGTTCGCCCCGGCCAGCACGTCGATATCGAGCTCGGCCGGCGCGACCCCGATCTTGACGCTCGCCTTCGACCGCCCAAAGCGCGGGCCGAGCAGGAAGTCGGTGTACGACGCACTGTTGTAATTGAGGCTGCCGCTAGGAAAGGCGGTACCTGGAATGCTAAGCGCGCTCGTCCAGCCGGAATAGCGCAGCGTCTCGCCGCTCGCCAGCGCGAAGGTGTAGAGATCGGCAATGACGACGCTGTCATTCGCCGCAAGATAGGCGGCCAATGTCGTGGAACAGGGTCTCATGGCAGGACCGACTCGAACTTGATCTGCTTCAACGACCAGAGCTGGTACATGAAGTTCTCGAATTCGTTGGCATCGTTGGTAAAGTGCACGCGGAAATAATAGGTGAAGTCTGATGTGATCACCTGCCCGGCGGGCGGCGCCGCGGCGAAGGTCACCAGGCCGGTCGTCGCATCGACGGTGTAGCCGGCGGGCGATTGCAGCACACCGTTGAAGTAGATGGCGCTCACCGTGTTGGGCGCGTTGATCGGCTCGGCGAAGCCGCCCATCGTCCGCACCAGCTGAAACGCCATCGTGCTCGAATCGCCGGTGCCGATCGACTGGCCGGCGATGGTGTCGTCGGTCGGGTCGTCGAACAGAAACGGAGCGAAGGCGCCCTGCTGCTGCAGAAAAAAGCCGGCGAGGGTACGGAGTTCGTCAAAGCCGGCGCCGAGGCCGCCCGACTGGCGCGTATCCCATTTGTCGCGCAATAGCGAATAGGTCAGCGTCCAGGTCCAGATCGGGTTCGGCTGGTCGACGATCCGCAATTGCCGCCCGGAGATCGCCTTCTGCGTGCGGGTGGCGAAACGCGGCGCCTTGGTCACCGACCAGCCGAGGCCGGCAAGAGCTGGAAAGATTGCGGTCACGGGAAGCTCGTCAGATCGTGCGCGGGGTCAGCGCGTTCGAGCGCAGCATGTTGCGCACGACCCCGGGATTGCGCGCCATCATCCCAGTGAACCAGCGCTCGACCGCCGGCCCGTCGGACGGCCCATGGAAGTGCAGGTGCATGTCTCCTCCATTTGGGCCGCCCCCGGCACCAGTTTCGCCGCCCTGCGCGATCATGCTTTGCAAGCCTTCGCTGATCGGCGCCGGCAACACCATTTCGCGCGAGTGCAACAGCGCCGGGGCTGCGCCGGGAAAGCTCGGCAAGGCCCAGCCGCCCGCCGCCGAAGGCACGATGCCGCCGCCGGCGAACCCCAGAAAAGCGCCGATCCCGCCGAAAAAGCTGCCGACCCCGCTGAAAAAGCCGCCTGCGTTGGCACCAGCGCTGGCGATGCCGCCGGCGCTGGAGAGCACGCTGCCGGCTGTCGTCGCGGCGCTGGTCGTGGTCGCCGCGGCGCCCGCCGCGACGGCAGCGGTGAGGCCGAGCAACGCCGAGGTGTTGGCGACGACCGCTGGCGACAGCGGCGTCATGACCGTCGTCAGCGCCGTCGTCGCGGCGAGTTGCGGAGCCTCGGTCGCGCTCTGGCCGACGAGACCGCCGAGATTCGGTAAGAGGCCCTTCAGCTGGTTGCCGATCCAGCCGCCGGCCGCGTTGCCGAGCACATCGCCGACACCCTGGCCGCCCGAGGGCGCGGCCTGTCCAAGCAGCGAGGCGAGCGGCCCGGCGGCGGCTCGCGACAGCGTGGTTTGGGCCATGCCGATAAACCCGCTCTCGACCGATTGCACCACCCGAAGCGCGGCCGTCTGGAAAGTCATCGTCCCTTCGACCAGCCCGGTCACTGCCGAGCGCCAGCCCGCGCCGATCGCGTCGAAGGCTTGCCGATAGGGCTGGGCGAACCGATCCGCCTCCTTGCGCGCGGCTTCCGCGACGCGAGCCTGGTCTTGCGCGAGTTGCGCCTGATAGTGCGCGCTCAACTGGACCAGTTCGCTGTAGCTCGCCGATTTCTCGGCGAGCGTTGCTGCATCGCTGGCGAGGACCTCGTCGAGACGGGCGCGCTCCTCGGCACTGCGCTGGGCGGTGTATTCGATGTCGAAGCCAAGCGCCTGGTCCAGCGAGATCGCGTGCTCGGCGACCATGCTCTGCATGTCCGCCTTGAACGCGGCAAGAGAAGCGGCGCCGTTCTGCTGGGCCGCCGCACCGGCTGCGGCGAAGGCGGTCTTGAGCTGCGCCACCGGCGCGGTCGCGCCGGCGACCGCCTGCTTCAGCGCATTGAGCGCCGAGAGCGCCCCGCCGATATCGGCGCCGAACTTGATCTGCACCTGGTCGGCCACTGGTCACCTCGAATGAAATCGGGGCGCCAGGCGCCCCGATGAAAACCCCGCCGGAGCGAGGGCGACGCAAAATTCCGAGTGTGGCTACCGCAGTTCGATCGACGCAAAGCTCTTCAGGGTTTTTGCCCCCCGCGGGTCCGCGGCGCCGCGCCATTCGAGCAGGCTGGTATAGCCAAAGGCGACGCCGCAATACGGCACGCCGGCCGCATGCGAAACGAGCCGGTGCCGCCCGGCCAATCCGCTCGCGATGTCCTGCTGTTCGTCCTTGAGTCGGGGCTTCACCGAATTTTCGAAGAACCGGTAGAGATCGAGCTTGCCGATCCTTGAGCAGCGGCGGCCGAGCAGGCGCCAGACGATGTCATAGAGGGCGCTCTGATCGTAGGCCTCTTCGGTGTGCGCATTGTTCAGACTGTGCAGCAGGTTCGATTCGACGCGTTGCACGGTATCGTCCGGCTGCAGGTGGAGCAGGATCACAATCGGCTCGATCCTCCCCGGAAGATTGCCGTTGACCGTGACCAGCCCGCCGCCGAGCGGCCTGCCGTTGACGTCGGTTTGGTGCCGGCGCGCCATCGATGCGGCAAGAAAGCTCTCATCGAGCCTCATCGTCGCGCGCAGCCAGCGCACGCATTCCTCGGCCGTGACGCTAAGGCACCCCGGCCCGTCCGCGGGACCAGCCGCAATCGCCGCCGTCGGACGGGCGCAAGCGGCCAGCCCGAGGACCAGGTAACAGAGCCGGAGCCACCGCATTGCCGTCCCTCCGCGCTAATAGTCACCGCAGAGATTAGGAGCCTCGTCCGTTGCTCGACAATCGTTAGCCGTCCGCTGCGCTCCGGTTGCGGCGGGCGATCGCGAGGGCTCGCGCCCGGTTGCGGACGCGCAGCGCCTCGGGATCGAGCGGCGGCGGCATACCAAGATCGCCGCCCGTGTTGAGGGCGAGTCCGGGCGGTGCCGCGGCGGCGATGTCCTCGACCCGGGCTACGCCGGCCGCAGCCGGCCGTGGCGTCCAGCCGAGCATGCGCGCGATCGTCTGGATCATAAGATGCGCCGGCGGGCTCTCTTCCCAATAGCCGAAAATCTCGCCGGCCTCGGCGAGGGTCATGCCGTCGATGACCCGGTAGGAATACCCGCAGCCGGTGGCGAGGGCGCCGTAGACGGCGCCGAGCTGCTCTCCGGGATGCTTCCCGGGCTCGCCACCGGCGGTGCTTCCCCCGCCGGTTTCAGCCCGGCTACGGAGAGGATCGCCGCCACGGCCGCGTTGAGCTCTCCGACCGTCGCCTCGAGGTCGAGCACCGCATCGGCGGTGAGGTCGGGGTGCGCCGGCACGAGCCCCGTTCTGACCACCTCGGCGGCGGCCTCGATCAACGCGCCGCCGGATTTGCCGGTCATCGCGTCGAGCGCATCGAGCAGATGGCGCAACTGGCCGAGCTTCAACGGGCGGATCTCGAATTCGCGGCCGGCCAGAGCGATTTTCTCTGTCATCGCTTCTCCCTCAGAAACCGTAGGGCGGACGCTAGTCCGCCGAAAATTGTGGCGGATGACGCTGCGCTTATCCGCCCTACTCGTTGACGCTCAGCGTGCCGATCGTGCCGGTCGCGTCGGCAAACGCGGAGAAATCGAACTCCTGGATTTCGTAATCGTCGATCTTGGTCGGCAACGACAATTTTGTCGCCGTGCAGGCGTTCAACACGAGCGCCAGCCCGGCCGGCGTGCCCTGAATCGTCTTGCTGGTGTAGAAGCTCGCCTTGAAGGTCGGCGTGTAGCCCATCAGCTGGTTCGTCAGCACCAGCTTCTTGCCGGAAGTCGCCGTGTAGATATAGCTGATCAGCAGCGCCGCGCCGGCATCGGCGGCGGCGAAGGTATAGATCCCGGTCGACAGGTTCACCGAGTACTGGCCTGCCGTCGATGGCGTTGTGACCCGGGTGAAGCGGTTCCCGGCATTGGCGCCCGAGGCGTAAAAGACGCCGAGATCGTCGATGTAATTGGCGGCATTGGCGACCGTCGCCGTATAGGGGCTGGTCGCCGGTACAGTCGCCGCCTCGTTCTCCGAAACCGTCAGCTGGCCCGTCGCCGGCGTTTGCCCGAAGAACAAATCGCCGTAGATCGCGCCGAAGATGCGGGCGAATTTCGCCTTGCCGGCGATCTTGCCTTGGCCGCGCGCGATGTCGACCGGAAACTGGAACTGGCCCCACAATTCCTTGGTCTGCCAGTCCCAATCGATCGACACGTCCTGCAGGATGCCGAACTGGTCGGGGCCGATGCCCGACCCGGTCACATCCGTGCGGTTGCCCCACAGCGCCCCGGCGCCGAATGCGAGCTGCATGTCAGAGCACTCCCCCAACGAGATTGACGAGGCGCCGCTTCAGCTCTTCCTTGGCGGCGAAGGCGTGGTTCCAGGCGGGCGTCACCTGGGCCACCGGCGATCCGGGAAAATGATCGGCCCACCAGCGCTCGACGATGTCTTCAGGCGATCCCGGCAGTGCCGGGACACCGGGCGGCGGCCCCGCAACACCGGGGATGGCGGTCTCTTCCATGGGTCAGCTCCTGCTAGAGGCAGAGGATTTCGATGGGGATGATCGCGACCGCCTGGTCGCGCAGCACCCCCTCATCGGTTTCGACTTTGCCGGCGATGTAGGCGTGCTGGACCATCGCCGGCAGGCCAAGGTTCTGCAGCCCGGTGGCGGCCGATGGCGCGAGCGCCGCCTCGACGGCGTCGATCAGCGGGTTCAGCACCATCGCCGGCGCCGCGTACGGGTCGCTCTCATGCGCGTACACATAGAGATCGACGCCCAGCGTCCACACCGTCGGCGCACCGAGCGTCGTCACCGCAGCCACCTCATCCTTCTGGCGCATGAACAGCGCCGGCTGCTCGACCGGGGTCAGCTCGCTCCAGTGACGCAGCCGTCGCGCCGCCGTAACAAAATCGGCCGCGCCGGCGACCAGCGCGAACAGCGCCGCGTAAATCGGCTCGCGCGCGATCATCGAACGAATGCCTGGCGGACGGCCATTTCCAGGCCGGCGCGGATCTCGGGGCGCATCGCGACGAAAGCAGCATGCAGACCGGGTCGCTTTACCCGGGCAGCGGTCGCCCGCCGGAAATGGTGCGATCGTCCGCGCCGCGGCGCGTTGATCGCGCGCCGCGGTCGTGCGGCATGGGCCGATAGCATCGCCAATGTTGCCGTGACGGCATCGCCCGAGTTCTCGACCGCCAGCGATAGGGTCTCCCCGGATGCCGGGCGCGCGACCTGGTCGCGCAGCACGCGGCCGAGGCGACCGGCTTCGCTGACGAGAGCTCCGCGCAATACCCGTGGGATCGCGTCGAACCAGGCGCCGAGCGTCCGATCGCCAGCAACCGTCGGCGCGATCATAGGACCGCCGCCACGAGCGCCGGATCGGCGGCCGTCCCGGCAAGCTGGCGGGCAAAGCCCGACACCGGCGCCACCGCGCGGTATTGCGAAAGCAACAGCTTCACGTCGTCGCTCATGTCCTGCTGGGAAAAGGTGACGGTTTCGCTGCCGCCCAAGGCTCTCGACACCTCGCCGATGCGGCTGCGCTCGCGATAGCGCTGGCACACCAGCTCGATGCAGGCCTGCGCGATGTCAGGCGGTGTCGCCGCGTACCCGGCGGTATAGGTGACGATCACGTTCTGCGCGCGCCGGGTGAAGCAATAACAGCGCAACGCCAGCTCGGTCGGGCTAAAGACGTAACCGGCGCCATAGCTGCCGTCGCTCGGCGCTGGAGGTATTTCCAGGCCGTCGATCGACAGCGACAGTACGGCGCTGACCGGCAAGTTAGAAAAGGCGAGGCGCTGACCGCCGGTGCCGTCGCGGACCTCCTGCCAATCGCCGGGCGCGATCTGGCGATTGAGCCAGCTCTGAACGAACCGGCTTGCCGCGGTGATGAGGCGCGTCAGCAGCGCGTCGTCCGTATCCGGAAAAGCGGTCTGTCCGGTCTGCAACCACGTCTTGACATCGGCAAGCGTGGTCAGGTCGCCATACGCCATGCTCTACCCTGTCGAAGTAATAAGAAATCACCGAAAAGGACACAAAGGATACGCAAAGGATGCAATGGTGACACACCGGCGCGAAGCGCCAGCTATCGCTTTGTTGACGGGATTTACGGGCGCTGCGCGCCCGAAAAGCCGCCTTTGCGCACCCCTTGCGTCCTTTGCGTTAAAGTGTCGTTTTTTGTTTCAGCCGTTGCCGATATTGGTGATGACGCCCATCGCGAACGGGGCATAGATCGCCAGCACTTCTTCGGCGTAGACGCCGGCCTGGCGCTGGCGGGTCACGACCGGCCAGTCGATCTGGTAGTAGTCCTGCCGGGTCTTTACCTCGGCGACGTTCGGCACCTCGTTCGACTGGTACTGAACGGGCAGTTGTTCGGCCCAGCCGAGGATCGTGCCGGGAGGCACCCGCGGGTGAATACGGATCGGAATGCGCAACCCGCCATTCAACGTGAATGGATTAAAGTAGAACGACACCGCGCCCGCCGCCGCCAGATTGTACGGGTTGCCGTCGGCGCCGACCTCGTAGCGCAACAGTGGCCCCGAGGCGTTCGACAGCACCTTGCTGGTGATGTTCTTGAGCTCCTGGACATTGACGTAGAGCACGGTCGGCGACACTTGGTAGAGGTTCCACATCTGCTGGAACATCGTGTCGATCTCGACGACCGAGCCGCGGCCGGACGCGGTCAGCGGCGTGCCGGTACCGGCGGTGCCGGTCGCCAGCATGCTGACATAGGCGTTCGAGCCCGATTTCAACGCAGCGGTGAGGAGCCCGTCATAGGCATAGCTCGGATTGGCCGAATTGTCGGCCGTGATCGCCGATACCGCCTGCTGGCCGCCGGTCAACGGCGCCGAGAAGGTGGCGCTGTTGATCGTGGTGATCGCCTGCAGCGTCTCGGAGCCGGCGGTACCGACAAACCAGGCATAGGCGACCGTGCCTTGGATCGCGGTAACGCTGGCGAACAACGTCTGGCCCAGGGTTAGCGCCTGGGTCGCATTCGTGCTCTTGTTGGACGAACCGCCCGACAGCACGAAGGTCTTGCCGTCGGCGCCATTGATCGTCTTGGTCGTGGCGACGCCAGCGGTCAGGCTCGAGTTCTGGTAGCCTTCGAGGGTCAGTGCGACAACGATGACCGAATAGGTCGCGGTTGGCAGCGTTGCCCCCGAGCCCGAGGCGGACAGCACTGGCGCCGCCGGGGTGCCCAGTTGCAGAGAAGCGTTGCCGGCGAGGATCGCCATCTCCTCCTTCAGCATCAGTTTCTGCAACAGGCGGAAGGTCATCCGCGCCTGGATGTCTTCGAAATGGCGGCCGGCGCTGATCGCCTCGTAGGTCGCCGCGTCTTCCTCGCCGATCGTCACATAGGCCGCCGATTTGGAGGCAGTCGAATACGACATCTGGCCCGACCGCTGGCCCTCCGGGACCCAGCCCATCGAGTCGAAGCCGGAGCCGGTCAGTGCAGTCACCTGGCGCCAATTCGTCGCCGTACCGGTGCCGCCGCCGACCCGCGGTATCGAATTGCGGATCGGCGTCACCACGGGGAAAAGGTTTTTCGCCGGCGCTTGCAGGTCAAAGGCAACCAGGCCGGTGCCAGTGGAAATCGATTTGGTGATCCGGTCGTCGGGCGTGCGCAGCGCGCCCTTGACCAGATCGAGGGTGTCCTGGGTCGGGTTCATTGGAGGTCCTTTTGGTCAGGTGAATAAAAAAGAAACGCTTCAACGCAGGGGACCCAAAGGATACGCAGAGGACGCGAAGGCGGCGCAGTGACCGATACCAACGCTCGCAATCATTGACTCGTCATGCCCGGCCTGGTACAGGGCATCCACGTCTTAAAACTGAATGAAAAATCAAAGACGTGGATGGCCGGGCCAAGCTCGGCCATGCCGAGAAGTTGCGGTTTCAGCCGGTTGGAATCGTCATCGCGACCTTCGCGTGTCCTTTGCGTCCTTTGTGTTGCGCGTTTTTTGTTAACGCCGCTGCCAACCCCCGGCGGTGATCGGGTTGGCGTGCGCCGCCTTGATCAAGGTCAAGGTGCGCTCCTCGTCGCTCATTCGCGCAAGCGCTGCGATGATGTCCTCGGCGGCCGCGATGGTGCCGCCAGTATCTTCTCGCTTCGAGATTCCCGCGAACCCGCGCGCGATGGTCTGCGGCGGCAGCGGCGTGCGGGCGATTTCCTCCACCCGTTTTTGCAACGCGTCGAGACGCGGCACGATCTCGTCGGCGAGCTTGGCGAGACTGGTGGCGAGGGGGGCGAAATCCGGCTGACGCATCTTGCGCAGCGCGCCGGCAATGGCCATCGCCGCCAAATCGCCCGCAGCGGCGCCGTCGCCGCCATCGACCGGTTCGGCGCTTTCTTCGGCGACTTGCGCTTCGAGGAAGTCGCACAATTCGCCGATGATCGCCAGCAGGCGCTGCGACAGCGGCGAATCGTCCGCTTCGATCGCCGCCTCGGCCGAGATGCGGTCGTAGAGCCAGTCGAGGTCTGACATGACCTGGGCAAGCTGCCCGACCTCGGCAAGGCCCTTGCGCGCCGTCCCGGTTGCGCCGCCATGCTCGGATGCGGCCGCCGGCGGCCCTTCGCGATCGATTTTGGCCTGCCAGGCGGCGACGATCCGCGCCTTGATGCGCTCGATCTGGCCCGCCGTGTAGCGGCGCGCGTTGGCAGGATGGTGAATAAAGGCCCAGGCAGCGCGGATGTGGCGCTCGCTGTCGATCGGGTAGCGCTTCTTCGCGTCCGGGCGATAGCCGGGATCGGCATAATCGGTTTTGCCATAGGGATCATCGGCGACGCTTCCGGCCGCATTCTCGTCATGATGGCCTGAAGCTGTCGCGGCCGCGGGCTCATGCCCTTCGAGGCAGCGCGCCGCCTCCGCCTTCGCGAGATGGCGGTGATCGGCAACCCCGCAATCCCAAATCTGCACCGGTGCGTGGGCTGTCGCCGCTATATTGGCCATACTCCCTCCTGTTGCAGGCCCGGTGGAAAGTTTCCAGCAATCGAATACCGTCTCGGGGTTGGCCGGGCGGTCGACCACCGAGATTTCGGTCAGGCGAAGGCTGGTGATAAGCCGTCGGTCGGCGGGATCGCGGGCGGTCACCCGGCCGCCGATCGAGAAGCCTTTGTAGACGCCTTCGACAACCTTCTGCCAGGCATCGGCGTCGACGATCTTGGCGCCGAGATAAAGACCCTTTGCGTCGACGACGGCTTCCGTGGCGACGCCGACCGCCGAGGGCTGGTGCATTTCGCGGATGTTGGCGAAGCGCATATAGTCGTCGAGCGCCGCAGCCAACGCCTCCCGCGTGACGCTCTCGCCCTGGTCGTCTTCGGCCTCGGTCGAAGCATAGCCCCAGACCATCCGCTGCTCGGCATCGACCTTGGCGATCGGCCAGTAGAAGCGCATCGAAAAATCTCCCCTGTTGACCCGTCCACGTTGTGCCTGCGCGCTCACAGCTCATAGGCGCTGACCGAGACGTTGGCGATCGAGGCTGTGCCGCCGGTAACTGCGGCAAGGGTCGCGTCGATCCAATAGGCGGTGCCGACTGTCAGTCCGGTGACGACGCAATTGACCGAGAAGGGTACCTTGTCGCTGCCGGCAGCCGCCGCGGTATAGATCGGCCGACCGCCGCATTGCGTCCCGGTTATCGTCGCGGCGTTCGACGGTGCTCCGCCGGTGCCGTAGCTCGCCTGGACCTTGGCGCCATCGCCGGTGGTACCGCTGGCGATGGCGCCCGAGATGACGATCGTGCCTGTGTAGGCCGGAGTGATCGAGCCGGCGAGGCCCGTCATGACGCCGGTCGTGCTGGCCGTGCCGGTCGGCGCCGATACGTTGGTCTGCGTCGCGTTGCTATAATGCGAACTGTAGAGCGTCGTCGCAGCGAAGGCCGGAACGGTGCAGACGAGCAGCAGCGCAGGTCGAACCGTCCTCGTCGCGCGATTTCTGTTCCTTGACCTTTTCGGTCAGCACCGGGGTCGCGTCGATCGTCGGCTGGAGCTTGAGCTTGACGTATTTCTTCGCCTCGTCGAGCGAGGAATTGACCAGCAGTACCGGGCACGGGTTGTCGCTGATCGCGGCGCCGAGCGCGTTGACCCCGACCTCGCTCTTGCCGCTCTGCGCGTTCGCCTTGAACGTCACCTCGCGGCACGGATGGTCGAGCGAGCAGGCATCCATCGGCTCGACCAGGTAGGGCACCAGCGCGTTCGACCAGCGCCCCGGATAGGGCGAGCCGGATTCGGGCGCGACAAAGCGCTCCTCGGCGCCCCATTCGCTGACCCGGCGGCGGCGCGGCGGGCGCAGCCCGGCGGCCAGCGCCCGGGCAAACACCGGGGCCGCGGCAGGGAGGCCGAGCGAGCCGTCAAGCGGCATTCATTTCACCAAAAGAAAGAAGAATTTTCACAACGAGGCAACGAGGCAATGAGAAGGTTTGATTATTTGGCACCGGCCGAGATCCCGGAAACGAAACAATAAAACTCTTCTTTATCTCTTCTCACAGCCTCGCTGTCTCGTTGTGAACTGACACTTTTTCGCTACGGCGCCACGCCCGGCGGCGGCCAGCCGAAGGCGCTCTCCGGCGTCCCGCCCGGCGTCAGGATCACGTTGGTCCAGTACCTACAGTTCTGGAGCGTCATGTCGGGCCGTTCCGGCGGTTTCGGCCACGGCGCGTAATCCGCCATGACGGTCTGCCCAGGGGAGCCTGCCGGCACTCCCGCACTATACGCGGCGAACCAAACCCGCCCCCAGTTCTTGCACCAGACACCTTGTTCCATCGTAGGTGCGGTCGTGATATCCGCGTTGCCGTAGTGCTCGCCGATCATACAATCGAGCGTGAGCGTCTGCGCGACATGAGTCGTATTCGTCGCATCCCAAAAGGTGAATGTGATCGGCAGCATTTCGTGCCGCCAGCGGGTGAACGCGGTATTGAGAGGCAGCGGGCAGGGTGTGTTCGGATCGAGCACACGCCCGAGCAACGCGACTCCGCTGGCCCACGAGCCGGTTGGCGGCGTGGTTGAGCCGTCTACCCAGCCCATCCCACCATCTGCGATACCACAGAAATACTGCACGGCGAAGGTTGCCGGCGGGACCGGCAGCGTGCCGCCGTCTTCGGTGGCGGGCGCACTGATCGCGCCGTTCGGGCTGACGATGTAGGTCTCGCCGCCGTCGCCGCGCTTCGGGGTGAAGCCCAGGCCACCATAGGCCGCGCCGTAGCGCGAGAAATCCCAATCGAAGATCGCCGACTGGCCGCTCGCGCTCAGCACCGCATCGACCAGCATGTAGATATTGTTGACGTCCGCGCCGTTGCCGTAGTCGCCGCGGCGCCAGGTCCGCGGGGTATCGACCGTCATCTGAACGGGGTTGGCGCAGTTGTTCGGCGGCAGGCCCCCGGGGCAGACTCCGGCGACGAGATAGGGGTTGAAGGCCGGGGCGGCGGCTTCGGCTGTGATGATCGCGGTGTCGCCAGGGCTGATGGCGAGAGACTGCGCCGGGCCGCTCACCTGCCCTGGCACTGTCACCGTCACACTGCCGCCCGGCATAAGCACGATGGCCGTCTGCGTCGCGGAGGCGACCGCGAGGCCGGCGAGAGTGGCGAGGGCGAAGATCGAGGCGGTGCGTTTCATTGCGACTGGTAAACCCCGGTCAGCACCAGCTCGAAACCGCTGCCGGCGACATTGCCGTTGATATAGCTGTAAACCTGCATCGTAGCGTCGCCGCTCAGAACGGCAGCCTCCAATGCTTCGCCTGTCGCTGCTGTTTCTCTGCCGCCGATGACATATTTCGTTGATGCTGCGTTGACGGGCAGGGAAAATATCAGGCCACCGCAGGTTCCGCCCGTGGTGATCGTGATGTCAGCCTCGATATTGACCGTCTTCCCGACCGTCTGGTATTGCCCGGTCGCTGAGGCTGTCGTCAGTGCCCCGGAGGAACATGACAGGGTTGGCGTATAGGAAGTCCAGCTCGCCGGATAAGCCTGCCATGGGGCAAGCGAACTGACCTGCATCGGGCCGTACTGGCCGCTCGGGAAGTTGGCGAACTGGTTGCCGCCCTCGACGACGTGCGTCGCGTTGCCGCCGACCGAAATCCCGGTCGGCCCCGCCTCGTTATTGTTGTTGAACGCATTCCCTTCGATAACCACATTGTCGCCGTCCTGGATATTGAGGTCTGAGGTCGACGCGGTGATGTAATCGTTGCTGTGGTTGCCGCTGAAGACGACGTTGCGCACCCATTTCGGGTTAATACTCGGCGTCCCCGTATCGATGCACAGATGTTGCGCCGAGAGGTTGGTGATGTTGGAGAACTCGTTGTCCGTAACCGAGACATTGCCAAATTCGATGCCGCCGACCGACTGATGCAGCCGGACCGAACAGACCGCCGCTTCCTCAAACGACCCGTGGCTCAGCAGCAATGTCCCGGTCGGCCCGAAATAGCTGTTGAGCAGTACGCTGTAGTTCGATCTCTGGACGGACGAACTGCTTAGGTTGAGCGCGCCGCCGCCCAATTCCTCAATTCCGGCGTTCGATGTGCCGAGCGAGAAATCCCACGCTTCGACCTGCCAACGGCCGCCGCCAACGTCAGGGTTGGCACCGTTGAATACGATAATGCCGTCATGCAGGTAATCCATGGCAAATATATTGTTGGCGGAAAGCGTCGAGGCATTGTCGATAAAGACGCCGTCAAAAACCCCGGAAACTGCGACGTTTGAAAGAGATGGGAGCTGGAGATAGCCGTATTGCGGATAGACATGCCGCCCGGCCGAGGCCGGGAAGGTCAAGCCACTTCCAAGCGTGATCGTTGTTGGTGTAGACGCGTTGAACGCGACTAATTGATACGTCCCGTTGTCAAGTTCGACCTGGACATTGCCAGCGGACCCGGCAGCGGTAACAAAGCTGGCGGCAACCCGATCGACCGAGAGCACCGTTGCACCCGACGCCGCACTGGCGGTGATAACTGCCTCGGGACCAGACAGCGATATCGCCGCATTTCCACCGAAGACGACATTGAACGTCGCGCCAAGGCCACCGCCCGAAGACGACCCCTGCGCCACCGCGGCAACGGCACTTGGGATTACTGTGTAGGCACCGGAATTCTGCACGCCAACGCCGTCGACTGCGCCGCCGGTGATGTGCGTCACCTTGAGAACCGCGGCAATCGAGAAGGTGCCGCCGGTCAGGGTGATCGTATCGTTGACTGCATAGCCGCTGCCCCCGGCCGCCGGACGCACGTAAAAGGCACCACCGGTCATCGGCGGCGGCAGCGTGGTGCCCATATTCAGCGCAATCTCGTAGGGCGTCGTGATTGACAGATCGTGAAAACTGACCACACCGAGGCCGCGGTTGCGAAAGATGTCGCCAGTCGTCATTGTCGCGCCGGCGACGATCAGCGTGCCGTTCGCCGGCGTAGAGGCGAACTCCATCGTGCCTTGACCGGCAACGTCGCAGCCGAAACTGCCGTAATAGTCGATCGTTGAGCTGATGATATAGTACCCGGCCGGAACAAAGACCTGACGCGTCAGGTCGCCGGCGGCGGGGACGTTGCACGCGGCGTCGACGGCGTTCTGGAAGGCGGTGGTGCTGTCGGCCGTACCGGTCGGGTCGGCGCCGTAATCGGTGACGACGTTGACCCCGTTTCCGGCGGCGGCGCCGAGGTTGTTCCTGGCAGCCGGCAGCTGAGCGTTCGCAGCGTTCGGCAGCATGCCGGGCGGCGGCACGGCGTCGGCGAACGCCACCAACGGCGCGAGCGCCAGGAAAGCCGCGACGGACGCGGCGAGGTATCTCTCCCTCATCACCATGCCCTCGCTGCCATTTGGCAGCCGCTCGAACTCGAAAAGATCCGGATGCGGCCGGTATGCGGCATCCCGGCCATGCTGAGCGAGCCGCCTTGGCCGCCCGCTGCGCCCGATCCCTGCAGTACGACGATTGTCGGGGCGAGGCTGCCCCCTTGATCGTCCAGCGCTACCACAAGGCCGGCGGTGCATTGTGCCTCGATGAAATAACCGAGCCGCGGGGTAGCGGGCGCCGGAATTGTGGCGAGCAGCGTCAGCCCGGCAAGCGAGGGGACGTTGGCGCTGTAATCGGCGCCGCTCTGGCCGGGCGAGGCCATTGCTTCGCTGGCGCCGAGCTGGCGGTACGCCGGCACCTCGACCGATTTACTCTGCGCCCGCGCGCTGCCGCCAAGACCCAGGAGCGACCCCATTGGGAGGCTCGCACCCGCGATTAGCGCCGTCAGTAAAAAAGCCGCCCGGGGGCGGCGTGGGGAGAAGGTCATGCGGTGTTACCGTCAGTTGTCGAGACATTCACGGGCGTGCGGAGGGCGGGTGCGCGCCCAATTCAACGTCACCTGAAGTTGCTGGCCTTCATGGTTGCTGCGACCCTCGCCGCGCCGACGCGGCGAGCGGGACCGGTCCGTCGCGGCCATAGACCATCGCCACTTCGCCGCCGGCGATGGGATCAAAGCCGAGCACGTTGCGCGCCTCGTTCACGGTGTAGATCGCGTCCCGGACGTAGATGTCGAGCATCTTCGCCTGCTCGGCCGGATCGGCCGGGCGCAGGTCGACCCAGGCGAATTCGAGGTCGCAATGGCCCATGCGGTCTTGGATGACATGGTCGACAAGCCGCTTGACCCAGCCCATCAGCGGTGCCAGCCCTTCGGCCAGCGCGGCCTCCTGCGCCGTGTCGGCGGTGGCGCGATTGACCTGGCGGGTGAACGCGGTCGGCGGCAGCGAGAAGGCGTAGCACACGATGCGTGCCAGCCACTCGTCGAACTCGTCCTTGTAGGGCGCCTCTTTGAACGCCTGGTACTTTGTCCCGCTCGGCGCCCACACGAGATGCGAGCGAGCGCCGGTGTTGCCGGCGAGCACGCTATCGAACCATTCCTGGAATTGCCGGATTTGCTCGACATTCTACCCGTCCGGCGCATTCAACAGGCCGGGCGGCACATTGCCCTCGGTGAAGTGCTGCAGCTGCATCGCCTGCCGCCGCAGCGCGATGTTGACGGTCATGATGATCTGCTCGACCGGACCAAAGCCGTAGGCCTTGTGCGGGCGCGGGTTGCGCGGCAGATCAGCTCATTGGAAATCTCTTCATCTTCTAGGGCCGCGAGGGTTGCAAGGTGACGTCGCGGTTCGTTATCTCGACGACGCGAGTCTTGTCGCGGTTCGAAAGCGTGACGGAACCGTTTATATTGATCTCCGTCATTCGTTCCGATCGATCGCTCGGTTCGGGAAGCAGCGACAAAAACCACGGCCGCAACGCCGAGGGTTCCAGATCAGCTGCTCCGACCACCGCGATGCCGGAG